CGCGTGGTACGTCTCAATTGGCATGCGTGAATAATCTAACTGATACAATGTAGAAATTGTACGGAATTCCCAATGTGTGTCCAAGGTCAGCGCCAGCTGTGAGTCGTCCGTGGTGTCCAAATCCGTCAAGACAATTGCGTTCATATATCGAGGATTCAGGTTCATTACAGGACGTTCAGCCGAATACTCAGCGGAGAAAATTGGCCCTGAAATACCGCCAACTGTGATTAGAGCATCATTTACACGCACAGTCTCGTATGGAGTGGAAAATACGAGACTCTCTTGGTCAGGAGCCGTGAAAGTGTAAGCGCCCTTCTCGAGAGCCCCAAAATAACGAGTCTCGGGGTTTGAGGTGGACACAGTCGGCACATCCGCGTTCATAAAGGTGCGTCCTGAGTCTGGATTGAAAATGACTCTGGATGATTCCACGGTGCCTTCCTTGTTAAGGACCTTCGTTACGTTGGTCAGTAACAAGGCGCTTGCGTTCAACCGGGTGGATCGAAACGGTGCGACGGAGTTGTAAAACTCTGGGTTCACTGAAGTGGGAGGATAAGACAGACATCGAAAGGTTTTCGGAACTCCGGGAGCAGTTCCCCTTTCGGCCAACAGCAAAGCCGGATATGCACTCACCGAGTCAAGTTCCGTTAAAACACCAGTGCTCGTCTTAAAATTAAGCGGTCCGGTGTAAGTAAGGGCTTTAATCCTAATCAAGGCCGTGTTCGAATCAATTGGGTAAAAACCAGCAGAATAATCAGTGTCCAAAACCTTGGAAGCGGTGACCCCATTGGAATCAATGGTCTCAATTGTGAGTGTGTAATCCAACAAAGTTGTATACGCTGGAATTCCAGTCAATGGGTCACCACTTCGATAAGATACCATTGGAATAGGCTCCGGATGCGTTTCTCGCGTTCGAAAAAGTGCCATTCCCACTTCCCCAAGAAACCCGGTCGCCTTGCCAGAGGCGTCAAGAGTCTTCGGGACAACAAACCATTGTTTCGAGTCGTACTCGCCACTGGGGAGGCGATTGTAATACTGCCAAGGGTACATCTTGGCGAATGTCACTGTAGACGATGTGTCGTCTGCAACAGTCGCCGCGTGAATATCCACTGTCTCAGATCTTACCAAGACCGAGCCAGTGTACGTCGCTGGGTCACCGTTGATTTCCTGTTGTAAAGTATGTACAGTGTCAACTAAAAGTGGAGCAGCAGGGTCTCGTGTTACAAGAAAGCGTTTCCGCCCTACCACGTTTTGGTCGGACGGGGCGGCAACATCTCTGAGACTCTGCGTGTTTTGGTATCGGTAACGAAAAAGAGCAGTTTTGTCAATTGAGGGGTACGTCGGTAAACGAACAGGTGCTCGCTCGTTGGGCAGACAAATGGTCTGCGCAACCTCATCGAGAGACTTCAATCCGGTATGCGACATGGTTTGTTAGACTGGTGTTAAAAATAAGAAACCCAGAAAGTCAATTATCAAGCCCCACGTTTTTAAAAACACTAGCAATCATCGGTAACACACATAAACCGAAGTGCAAGGTCATCAATGACGTAGGGCAGGCAGGGGACGTCCTGAATCGCAGCAATCGTTTGGTAAAAATCTTCTACCAACGGTGTGCAAATAGGCTCATCCCCCCCATACAATGTGGGGGTGGAATATGACTTGACTAAAGCATGAATCGTTTCACGATCGTAAGTCAAGTTCTTTACTTCCTCCCTCACTGTCCAATTGGTCCAAGGCTTGTTCTCATCAATGGCCACGGGCGTGCGTCGTGCACCTTCCCGCAACTTGAGAGTCTGCCTCGCCAGATCAGACAGTACTGGTACGTACGGCTGTGTGCGCACAACGGAGTCAGCTACTCCGGTGGCCCACGCAGCGGCATCACCCTTGGACGGGTCAAGCATCCAACCTAGCTTGAATGCTGCCCGTCCGACTGTGCGCCCCCACAACCATCTGCGTCCCGTGGGGGTAGGGACATTGTAGGGGCGCATCCCAAGGTAAACCGCACTGCCGAGGAAGCTAGTGCAATCAAGCTTGGTGACCAAGCCGAAACGCGCGATGTTCACTTGTATATCGCGCATTATCCGAGCTCGGTCAACCCAAAGATGTTTAGGCAAGAAACCCAAGGTATCGTCCCCGCAAATGCTGATTCGGACACGTGACTCCGCGAATCGCAAATGCTCCTTTTGCAGGGATTCAAGCTCCACGCCTGCCACAGCCGCTGCAACAGACAAGCCCATTACTAACCCGTTCAACAGGGCGTTCATCAAGCTTGTGTCATCGCGGCCAGATGCCAGCATGATTGCAGCCTTGTAGGACAACTCACCCATTCTGCCTTTAGGCGCACGCCACGCGTTGATCAAACGTGCAAACTCCGGGTCCGTCCTCATCTCCGAGTAAAAACTCTCAACGAGATCCATGCTCTCCGCGGAGTGTGTGCAGTCAAACATAGAGTAGTCACACCAAAAGGCGAAAACTTCTCCATCTTCACAACCCGTGATGCTGGAGTCAAGCCAACCCTGCAACTTCTCTGGTGTAGTGGCACCATAGAAGAGCCAGTTGTCTGGGCCCCAATGCCGTTTTAGGCGTTCCAACTTTGGTTTAATCACGGGACCGGCGACAATATGCGCCTTGTCCTTCGGTGCCATGATCATGCGGGCAATGGACTCTTCCAATGGTCTTGCGTCGCCCCAACCAAACTTCTTATACCCTGCAAGAAGTTCTTGTTTTACAAACGCTGAAAAAGTTAAGTCCTTGTCCCGCAGCCCCCCACTATCCTTGTACTCCTTATGTGCCCGTTCCAACGCTCTTCGGCGTCGTGAGGGCATTGTGGTGAGCCAAAAATCAATAGAAAACCTTTCCCCATCAAGGGCATCGTTGGGAAGCAAGCATTGTTTCATTTTTGCCATTACTTCCCACGCGGCAGAGGAAGAGTCGGGCTTCTGTAGGTACGCACGTCCAATCAACGCCTGCATCCTAGCATAGAAACCCTTCCTTGTTACCATTGGGTAACAACCCGAGACACCAATTCCCGCGAGCACACACTCTCGCTTTGGGCGTTCTAAGGTAATGTCGATCTTCGACAAATCCTCCTTCTCCACAGAGTGCATCTTGCTCGTTCCATCCCCGGTGTGTCTCAGCCAAGGCACATCGCTCTTGTGTACCTTAATTGCATCCTTCGGGATATGGACCTTTGCCCACTTCTCTTTCTTTGGAGGGAGGGTAGAGGAATTCAAGTGGACGCAACCGGGGTGCCCCTTTGCCACTGTCAAATTCTGCTGAATCTGCTGGCCCATTGTTGATATGGCGCCGCAAGATTTTAGCTTCCGCTGGCAGTCTCTACACTGCCGGTGTTTCCACTTATATTTGCCTTTTGGAGGTGACTCCCCACATGATGCACATGTTTTTGGTGTGCTCATCTTGGGTGCACAATATCCTCTCTTTCCATGTTCTTTCTCTAGCATGGCCTTCTCATATTTCAGAGCTTTCAAGACCTCGTTCGGATCGGAATTGGAATTATCGGCATTCTCAATAAAGAGGGTGTGGTATGGTCCGCGCA